GTGATATGAGCTTAAATGAGGTCAGTTTAAGGTATGCACAGGGGGAGGTGTTTAATAGTGAGAAAAGATTTAGGGTGTTGGTTGCTGGAAGAAGGTTTGGGAAGAGTTATTTGTCCTGTATCGAGTTACTCAGAGGAGCTATCAATCGACCTGGAGAGGTTTATTTCTATTGTGCTCCTACTTATCGCATGGCAAAGGATATTGCATGGAAGGAATTGAAGAGATTGACACCTAAGACTTGGATTAAGGCTAAAAATGAGACAGATTTAAGAATAGATTTGATAAATGGATCAAGTATTGAGTTAAAGGGAACTGAAAATGCAATGGCATTGAGAGGAAGAAGTTTAGCTGGTGTTGTATTGGATGAAGCTGCGTTTATGGAAAGGGATGTGTGGGCTGAAGTTATTAGACCTGCATTGGCTGATAAACAGGGTTGGGCTTTGTTTATCAGTACACCTGATGGTACTGCCAGTTGGTTTTATGATATGTGGTGCTTCTGTGGGGAGCAGGAGTGGGATGATTGGCAAAGGTGGAGTTTTACAACTATCGAAGGGGGTAATGTAAAAGCAGAAGAAGTAGAAGCTGCAAGAGGGCAATTAGATCCAAGGACATTTAGACAGGAATTTGAAGCCAGTTTTGAAAATCTTACTGGTTTGGTTGCTGTTAGCTTCAGTGATGAAAATATTGATAAGGAAGTACAGGATTTACACATGATGCCCTTGTTATTGGGCTTGGATTTTAACGTTGACCCTATGGCAGGAATCTGTGCTGTAAAGCATAACGATACACTATATGTCTTTGATGAGATCATGCTGACAGGAGGTGCTACCACTTGGGATTTTGCAGAGGAAGTTGTTAGAAGATATGGAGTGGATCGAAGAGTGATTGCCTGTCCTGACCCTACTGGTAGTGCAAGAAAGACAAGTGGGGTTGGAGTCACGGATCATACAATCTTAAGAAGAAATGGTTTTACTGTTATGAGTCCTAAATCACCTTGGAGGATCAGAGATAAGATTACTGCTGTAAATACTGCTTTGTATGATGCTGAAGGAGTAAGAAGAACATTAATACATCCAAGATGTAAAGAATTGATAAAAGCACTGAGAACTCTTACATATGCACCGAATACTGGTCTTCCTAATAAAAACTTGGGTGTAGATCACGCATTTGATGCTTTTGGTTATCTTTGTCTACAGCAATTTAATCTTGCAAAACCAGAGACACTAGGGCAGACTTCGTTTAGAATATATTAAGAGTTTCCTTTTTCCACTATGTATCATTCCACCACAAAGAAAAAGAAGAAGAAAAAGAAGGGAGGTAAAAAACGTAGTGAATGTTCCTGTAAATAAAGCTCTTTACGCTAGAGTAAAAGCCGAAGCCAAGCGTAAGTTCAAGGTATATCCTAGTGCCTACGCTAATGCGTGGCTTGTACGAGAGTACAAAAAACGTGGCGGTACTTACAGAGTGGAGAAAAAACGTGTCAAGAAGTAGCGGTGGACTTACTCGTTGGTTCAAAGAAAATTGGGTTGATGTAAAAACTGGCAAACCTTGTGGCCGAAAAAAGGGCGAAAAACGAGGCTATCCAGCTTGTAGACCCAAAAATCGTGTATCAAGTAAGACACCTAAGACAGTTGGAGAGATGACCGCAGCAGAAAAAGCTAGGTTTAAAAGAGAAAAAACAAGCAGTAAAAAGATAACTTATCAACATAGACGTAAAAAGAAGAAAAAATAACTGTGAAAAACGCAGTTTCAAGGTAAGATAGTCATATAAGTAAAATTTTATTGAAATCATGGCATTTTTTCGTGGTGAAGAAGGCTCTGTATCATTTGATAACGGAACTGGATCAGTTGGAGCTATAGCTTCTACAACAGCTTGGACATTAGATACTACAAAGGACACGTTAGAAACAACTTCTCATGGAGATACATCAAGAAGTTTTGTAGGCAGTTTAATTTCTGGATCTGGAACTGTTGATCTTCTTTATACAGCAACATCTGGTGATAACACTGCTGAAATTATTAGTGACGTATTAACTACTGAAGATGCTGGTGATGCTTCGTTTAACCTTTTCTTGGATACATCAGGTAGTAAAAAACTAAGTTTTAACGGAATTATTACAGGAACTTCACTCGCCTC